GCCAATTTATCCTCCTTGGATAGTCTTAATTATTATAACAAATAGATGGTACTAACACAAGCAGAAAGCCCTCGAAAAATCGAGGGCCCCTGTATAATTTATTAAATTATTAGACTGTCAACACACGGTCAATAATCTTACCGTATTCTGAACCAGAGTAGTTAGCATCTGGTAGAAGACGGAAGGTTACTGGGAATGTGGTTGGAGTTGTACGAGCAAGTGAGAATTGTGACTGTTGTACAGACAATACTCGACGTGCATAATATACACGCTCTGTTGCTGTTGCTGATGCTGTTGGAGCTTGTCCAACTGCAATTAGCTGACGCTCTGTTGGAGCAGCACCTAGAGAACCTGCCTCAAGACCTAAAGTATCAACCTTAGATTGTCCTGTTCCTGTTGTTGAAAGAGAAGATGCATTCTGTCCGAATACCGCTACGATATTCTCTAGAGTACCTTCTGACATTTCTGTTGCGATCATAACTTCCATCGCAGACTTGAACAGCTTAGCTGTATCAAGCAACTGATCTACAGTTACTGAATCGTATGTTGGGTTGTAAGTGATTTGAAGACCGTTGTTAGTAAAACCAACGTTACGGTATCCGAACTTACCTGCTTCTTGATTAACAGCGTTCAGTGTGCTTGTGTATGATACACCTGTTGCGAAAGCTGGTACAGAAACGTTTCCTGCACCTGCTGCAATTCCAGCACCTGGCTCTGCGTTTGCAATGTAATCTGAGTCATTTACGTCAATTGTTGACAAAAATAACGGAGACGCACCAACGAGAATGTTTTTAGCATTACCTACGGATTGTGCCATAGTATTTATTACCTCCTGTGTTTTAAACTATATATATATATTTTTTAAAACCAAAGCTGGCTAGGCTTCTTTCCTCATACCCTATAATACGGCATATCAAGGCTTAAAGCAATTTATAGGAATCTACCAACCTGATCCATTATTCTTGAGTACTTAACCTCTAATATTACGTCTGCCGCAAAGAATCCCTGTAGCTCTTCTGAAGGCGTTGTAGGAGATATATCGGCAACGAATATGGAGTGGAATTTAAATTTATCCGATAATCCAGACCAGTAGTTTACGTCTCTGGCTGACTCATCCATACGTCTAAATTGGTCTGTCATAAAATTTCTAATCTCATTTATTTCTGAGAAGTCTGTTGAATATATGGTAAATAGGATCTGCTCACAGCATATGGCCCAATTATCTTCATAGGACATCCCTATTTTGTCATAAACAATATGCTTCTTTCCGCTCAAGAATTGGTTCATTTCAGCAGACTGCTGTACTGGAACAATTGGAATTATATTCTCATCTAGATTATCGCTCCAATAATCTTCATCGTCAAATATATTGCGGGTCTTTAATTCATTCCATAGGAATTTTCTAAGCTCGATTATAGCGTCTAGCTTGTAATTTGCTGTCATAAAACACCTCCGAATGCTGCTGCTAGAGATGCATCTGCCTGACCTCTAATTGTATTTGGACTAAAACTATACTGAACTCTTTTTATATTAGATGGCAACTTAAGCGCTTTTGCCATTGATACATTAAATAGTTGTTGGAATCCAGACCTTTTAATTGAACTATTTACTAGCTGTCCACTAAAAAATCTTCCATGTGCTAATGAAAATTGATTTCTAGATGCAGTTCCACCTGGTCTTTTAACTGTAACTGATTTTCCAATTGGCATAAAAACTGTTTGGCCGTCTGCTTCAAATACTAGACGCTCTGAATATTTTGGAGAAATTACTAGAGGGTTTCCATCTTCCATAATTCTAGCCTTATTTGCGAATACGTGCCTTCTCCTAAATTTAGATGATGCTGGAACAAATGATACTGATGGCTTAAATGAATAAGATATTTTAAAAGATAGGCCATCTTGAGAGCCAAGCTTTAGGTCAAATAACCTAGCTGATTTGTCTCCAGATCTACCCCATTCATATACATGGTGTAATGACTTTGGCTTGCTTCTAGCAAGTGCGTCTATGTACTCACCGAAGTCTTTATCTATCTGAGTAAATATTGTTTTAGAAAATTTAGATTGAAAATTTTTATTGTTAGTCAATTTAGATATTACATGTGCGTTATAGTATACATAGGCAGATATCTGTGCAACTGTAGAGTCTTTAAGAGCATCGCCTTTAGTCCCGCCCATAAGTCTTTCTAGACCGCTGGCAGCTTGAATCAACATAGCGCTATTGTCCAATTTGCTGATTCTCCGATCTACGCATTGCTGAGTTATATCCAATAGTTCTTCCGAATGGATCTGTTATTGGTGTAACTCCAACTACCTCAAATACAGTTGGTGTCTCTGTAGGAAAATTAATTTCTGTCCAAATAGGGACATCATGTTGATCTCTGATATTAGTAATTTTTTCTCTTGCAGTTAATCTATCAACTGTTCTTACCTGAATCTGTTGATCATTTTTATATCGATTATCAAATACCTGCTTGTCGCTAGATCTGGTTGTTGCAGAGTTGCTAATAACACCTTTAGCGTGGCAGTCTACGGTTCTCTGATATATCCAGGCCTTTTTAATAGCACCAGTATCAATATCCTGCTCATCGACTTGGCGGTATACATCCATTTTCATGGATAATACTGACTCGATAATTCCTTGCATCAGATCAATAAAACTTTAGAAAGGACATAGTCTGAAAGCAGTTGGTCTGCATACAGATTGCCCGTTCCAGAAGTTGCTCCACTTCCGTATTCAAAATCCCAGTCAAATGTAGAGATTTTGCTTACATACTTTTTACGCCATAGATTATCCTTAGAGAAAAAGTCTTGCATTAGCTCTATGGCTGCTGTTTCTACTTCATCTGGAACATCTACATATCCAAATTCTGCAAATACCTTATATCTGTATCCTAGATTAAATGTTCCTGAAGAGTCATGTATTGATGGTGGCACCATACCGTTTGCAGTATATACTGTATTATCCATCATAGCTGCTCTATTTACACGAATTCCAAATCCGCTTTCTGTTATATCTAACTGATAGTTCCAGTTGTCGATATTATTAATATTATCTACAAGCAATACATCGTTTTCATATAATTGATGTAATGTATTAATCTTTGCTGGCAAGGCCAGGGTATCTGAATCAGATCCATATAGAGAATATACTTCATTGGTTAAATAGAATTTTTGACCTGTATATCCTTCTATAACCTTACGAGCATATCTTTCCGCCTCTGTAATTTGCTCATAGTTTTTATAATTAGGGTCTGAGGGATCATTGCCAAAGTCTAATGTGCCGTATGCCTGCGCTAAATCTACATATGGTTGAACCACATAAAGCTTGTGGCTTCTTGTTTGAGCAGATCCAGCTACAGAATAGCTCCATGTCAATTTTAAGTCTCTTGACTTATATGTTGCATTGACTGGAAGCGCTACTTGATATACACCAATTTCTGTTTCAAGCTTTTCTGCAGTAAGTGTATATAGTATTGTTGAAGGGTTGACTGGATTTACTGGATCCAAGCTAACATCATAAACGGTTACTACTGGAAGCGCATCAGCATCTGTTGGCTCGCCTCTCCAAAAGATTTTGTGCTTTACTGGGTTAGTAGACCCTATGTATAGTTCCATTTACTGCGGGGAGATTAGTGATAATAATCCTGTACTTCTTTTGGAGTAGCTAATCTAAACCCGTCCTCCTTGTCAAAAATTTGTTGAGCTTTGTCTTTGCTCATTGCAATGAATGGATGGTCTTTTGTAAAACTAAATCCCAAAATGTCATAACGGAAATTATCTCTTTCCATCTTTACAAGGACATCCTCTTCGGACTGCTCTTTCTTTTCATTTTTTACGACTGTTAGGTCTGCCATGTCTTCTGTCTCTTCTTCTAGTATATCTACGGTCTTTTGATAAACCGCCCAGGTGACTCCCTCTTCTGAGAGTGCTGCAATAATGTCTGCTTTATTTTTTAAATTGTCTATATCTACCCCGAAATCTTCGGCTATTTTTTTCAGGTCAGATACCTTTAGTGTCTCAAATGACATTTATTCTCCTTGTTCCGTGTAAATCAATTATAGCATTAAGAAATTAAAATGAAAAGCCCCCCAGGGTTACTGGGGGGACTTTTAATTGCAGATCTAAATCCTTAAATTAGGAAGCGACCTTAACGTTCTTTACAACTACCCAAGCATCTGGTTGCTCGATCTGAACGCCTACACGAGTATACATTGTGTACTCGATGGAGTCCTTACGTGGCCAGAAGAATCGGTATACAGTTACGTCACGCTTGATACCAATAACTACGTTATTTGGGAATGTCAAGTGTACGTCACCGTGTGATCCTGATGCACCTGTGTAATCTCCGTTTTGTGTCTCATTAAGTAGTGGAACCTCAACAATTGGAATACCAAATGCATATGGTGCTACGTATCCTGCTGGACCTGAAACTGGAGCTACGTCTCCACGGATAATGCTTGAAGCAATATCTTGTGGGTTTACGTTCTGGATGTTTCCAGATGTATTGTATAAGTAATCTTGGACCAAGTTTGAACCTGCCAAGAAGCGAAGGTCTGTACGACGTTGCTTGTACTTACGTGGCATAGCCTTTAGTGCTGCGTTGAATGTAGCACGGGAAATACTTGTTGCTACACCGTTGTCGATAACACGTCCTGTTGCTTTAGCCTTTGCTACAACACCTTGGAATGCAGACATTAGGTCTGTTCCTGTGCCTGTACCGTTAAGGACTACGTCCTCAATGTCGTTACCTGCCTGTGTTGCCATCAAACGTGCAATATGATCTTCTAGGTCTGCACCTTCGATGTTGTCTTCTAGAGACTCAGTTGAAAGCTCCCAATCCAAGCGAAGCTTCTTTGTTGTTAGAGAAATCTTTGAGAAAGTTACTGCTGCATTTGCTGATGTATCATCTGCTTGTGCTGCAACTGTCATTAAGCGCTCTCCAACACCGATACGGTCAATTTCAGTGGTGTCTGCTCGCATGCGAACAGTACGAGCCACTTTACCGATAACGGTTGCGTCGAACATATAATCCAAGAATCGTGATGATTGCTCTGGATTTAATAGACCACCTTTTCCTTCGTTTCCACGATGGATGCCAGTGTCACTGAAAGCAGCGCCAACCATAGTGGTTGTCTGGGTTGTACCAGCGGCGACTGTCTTTTCTAATGTTTCATTGCTCATTATTTTATTTCACCTACCTTAGTTTAGTTAAAAATTTCCTGTACGGAACCGAGGAAAGAACCGTTCCATTTTGATTTTTTGATTGTTACTTCCTGAGACCCGCCAAGGTCTGAGGACTTCTTAATTGCAGTCTCTGATTCTACTGCATCGACACGCTTTTCTACACCATCAATCGTGCTCTTGATGTCTTCGACAGCCTTTGAAAGGGCTGCGTGTTGTTCTGCTAATTCTGAAATTCGAGTATCTACGCTCTTGCTGAATGTCTCAACAGTTTCTTTAATTGTTGAAACTTGAGCTGCGTTTGCCTCAGATGCTTTTGCAAGTGTGTCTGAGAAGAATCCCTTTAGATCACCGAGCATCTTTGCAAAATCAGGTTCATCAACCTCAACTTCTGATACGTCGGCTGCTTTTTCCAGAACTTCAGCAGAAGCGTCAACAGCTGGTGCTTCATCAGCAACAGTTGCCTCAACAGGTGCTACATCCTCTGCAGGTGCAGCTACTGTTGTCTCATCTACAGCAGCAGGAGTTTCTTCTGCTACTACTGTCTCTGTGTTTTCTGACACTTCATTACCTCCTTCTGCGTTTGCCTGTTTTGCAATTGTTTGTGTATCAGGCAACGTAAATCTTGATTTCTTAAACGAATCAAGAATGCTATCTATTTCTTTTGCTTTGTTAACATCATTTGACTCTACCCATCCGATTAATGTTGCAGGCTTTCCTGTAACTGGGGAGTCATATGATCCATCTTTTGAGATAAAAACTGAATCTGAATCGGCACAATAAAAAATATTTTCTGTTACTGTTTCTGCAGCAATTCCTTTAAAAATAAGTTCTCCATTCATTTTCTGAATAGAAAGAATATTGCAAAGTTCGTTTGCTGGAGAATCTACTACTGATAATTCAATCAGTGCATAATCTTTAATAAATCTTACTGGCTTACCTGTAGACTTATTAACTTGATTCTCTGAATCAATAATCTTACCGCCAATAGAAAAACCTTGTAGGGTTCCGTCCAAAATCTTTTCCCAAGTGTCTTGAGCGCCTTTTGAAATATATGCATCTACATATACTCCGTTAAAAAATTCTTTTGTGCTTGGATCGTAAAATGTTTCTGGCTTAAAAGAAACCATCTTGCCAACTGCTGTTGGTCCATGCATTTCACG